GAAAATCAATGTTGTTGTTGAGGTTTGCAAATGCCGAAAGAAAAGTTGGGGCCATTGCCGTGCAATCATCCGCAATCAGGCGCATGTGCTTTTGCTTGCGTCCAATCCACTTGCCTAACCCGACCTGCTTCGACGCCTGAATTGTCGGAACACACATGACACCTTTTCGCAAATCACGCATGGCTGATTCGTCCTCGTATTCATCGCGCTCAAGCCGGTCAGTGGTGATGCAATGTTTGGAATCAATCAGATAGCCGGGAAGCCACGGAAATTTCTGCCGCGCCAACTCGTGCAACATTTTTAATTCACCCCAAACACGACCTTCCAGAGATGACAAATCAGTTGAGGAAATGAGAACCAACGTGTCGTTGGGAGAAGCGTAATACTCTGCGAGATATTCCCATCCAGAAATGCAGGTTTTTCCAGTTGAGCCAGCCCCCATGATGACGGTCACTTTTGCCCC